TATTGTTTCAGCAAGGGCAATGAGCGTATGCATCGGTGGTTATACAATCACAAATTGTTTGGCCCATTCTTGACCAACTGGAATACCAAACGTGTGTTTCCTACCAAAATGAAATACTTCATGCTGGCCATGATGAGCACCAGTTTGATCATCATGTGGTTCACCGGAGTTAAGCCCATTGGCATACTAAGCACCGGCATCTTCATGGCCCTAGTAGCTGTGTGGGCATGGCGCTGGCCTGGATCAGTAGAAGCCTATGATCAACGTATTGCAGAAGGTAAAAAAGTTGGTTGGTTCAATAACAGTTTTTAACATATGAAAAAAATAACACTTGATCAATTGGTAGAAATTGCAGCAGAAGTAGAAGCAGGTGATCCTGCAGATTGGGGCAAACTTGCTGTTGGGCAAGAACAAGCATTTAGAATGATTGGCACAACAATACTTGACATGTTTGACAAAGAAGTGTATACTGATGATGACAAGCTAATAATGTTGGCAACTATTACTAAACTAACAGTTGAAAATATGTTGCTTAACATAAAGGTTATGAACAAAGATTCATAAATAAACGCACACACACGGTAAATTTACAAACAAGGAAAATAGTAAAATGGTAACAGGAAAAGTAAAATGGTTTAACGACGCCAAAGGTTTTGGTTTTATTACACCGGATAATGGCGGCAATGATCTATTTGCACATTTTTCACAGATTAATTCTAGTGGCTTCAAAAGTCTACAAGAAGGACAGAGTGTAAGATTTGAAGTGACTCAGGGTCAAAAAGGTGAGCAGGCTAGCAATATCCAGCCCGCTTAATTGTGAGGATAACTTATGAAAGCGTATGAGATAATTGTAGCGGTATTGCTGATTGCATTTTTTGTAGTACACTTTTATTTGTTTTAAGGTAAGTTAGTTCGACTCGTGAATCGAACATAAATAATATTATGTTCTATACAGTCTATAAAACAACTAATCTTATTAACGGCAAGATTTATGTTGGGCTTCACGTCACAAGTAATCTGGAAGATGATTATTTGGGCAGTGGATCTCAACTTAAATCGGCAGTTAAGAAATACGGCAAGGAAAACTTCAAGAGAGAATACATTAAAATATGTAATTCCCCAGAAGAGATGTGTGAGTTAGAAGCAAATATTGTAAATGAAGATTTTGTTAAAAGATCTGATACTTACAATATGAAAGCAGGTGGAATCGGAGGATGGGATCATTGGAACGGCAGTCAAGCACATTTAGAAGCATCTAAGCGTGGTGGAACTACTAAATCTAATAGAGATACTAATCCTTTTAAAGATCCAACCTGGCAAAAAGAATTTAACTCAATGTGCAATCCAGAGATTGTTAAAGATTTAGTTAGACGAGCAAATACTCCAGAAGCTATTGCTAAGAAAAAAGCTACTTGGCAGAAAAATAAAAGAGGCCAAGGAGAAAAGAATTCGCAGTTTGGAACTTGCTGGATAACACACAGCGAGTTAGGAAATAAGAAGATCAGTAAAGATGATCTTGACAAGTTTTTATCTTTAGGGTATACTAAGGGTAGAAAAATTATTGTTGTATGAAGCAAAGAGAAAAGTGTTCAAGACATGGGTTCGAATCCCATCACCTCCACCTAAGTATATAAGGTATATTTAGGTGGGGGTGCTCCGGTAATCGATTGGGCAAAGAGTAAATGAGTGGACAACACGGTAGGCGATGACCGTAAATCAAGCAAATAAAGTAAAAGCAAACGCTGATACATTTGAGTTTGGCGCATTAAACTTCACAGGTAATACCGTTCGCGGTGCTGCTAATGAAGGTAGATTCGCCCTAGCAGCCTAAGAAACTGCACCTCCGAGGTAGTTATACCTTGTAATCCAAAATAGCAGAAAGCACCTTCGGGTGCTTTTCTTTTAGCAAACGCAGATAAATAAGTTTATGGGAAGAAAAAAACTTATCGAAACTGACGAAGAACGTCGAGCACGATTTGCCGCAACTAATGCTCGTTGGTTACAGAAATCAGGCGTTAAAGAAAAACGAAATGAACGAGATAAAAAAACCGCAGCCGAAAGATTTCGCAAATGGCAACAGGCCAACAAAGATAAGACACGATTAAAGAACGCAAATGAAAGAGCGGCAAGATTACAGCGATTGCCTGCGTGGGCTGACAAAGATGCTATCAAAGAGTTTTACTTAAACTGCCCGACCGGGTATCATGTTGATCATGTTATTCCGTTAAGGGGCAAAACTGTCTCAGGTTTACACATTTTGGAAAATTTACAATATTTGCCAGCTAAGGAAAATATTAGTAAAGGAAATAAATTTACCATAGAAGCAATAGACTAAGTACATTTGCTCGCATAGCGAGTGTACGACTGTGATGCAAAACAGCAAAGAACCTTAGGGGTGAGCCTTGCGAGGCAAAATGTTTAACCAAACGATTGAATTCGATTAAGGCACTGTGGTGCCTTTTATTTTGGCGAACCAAAAAGCCAGAAAGTCTTGCATATCTCAGACAACGAAGATATAATAGTAATATGTTGAAACGACTGCTTCGTCAGCGAAAGCAACATTAAGGAGAAAACCCTACATCCAAGTTTCAGGTGAAACGAATCAGTAGGCAATTTATAAAAGGTAATTATTATGAAACTCAATACCATATCTTTGGTAGTTCAATCTTCGCTAAATGCGAATTCTCAAGTTATTCTTTCACACGATGAACCTAAAATGGAAGAATTAATGAAAGAAGCACATTTCCAATATTTAAAAATAAATCAAGATGATAATTGGGATCCAACTTATTTTCATCCGCTAGAAAAAAGATCTCACAGTCATCTCAAAAAAACTCAAGTTTCATCTTATCAACGAAAACTTGACCATACCGGTCAAAAAACTCGTTATAATAAAAATGGCGGTGCAAAAATTCATGTGTCCAGTAATATATCCATTACTCATAACAGATCAACTGGCGAAGAAAGTTATAGTAACACTCAACACGGTAGTTGTTATAAACTATGGGATTTTGAACAGAAAAAGTTAGCCGAAGGTTGGTCTCAAGAACAAATTGATGCGTTTGATCATACTGTTGAAGTTGTATATGTTAACAACGATTCCGAAGAAATGGATGTTTTCGATACCCTAAATGCTACAGGAATTAAACCTGTCAGCCAAGAGCAAACTATTATCGCAAGATATTTTAAGGGAATCAAAGAAGATATTGCTGTAGTTCGAGTTTTAAAGGCAACAGGTCGTAAATTCGCACCATTTCAAAGTTGGCATCAAGCACCGTTTGGTGGATCTAATGGGTTGGCAGATAACTTTAAAATCGTTTCTAAAGGTAAATTTGTTGCTGCCTGCAAAGCAGATCCGCAATGGGCTGAACTTATTCGGGCAGTTGATGCAAATCCTACGAATGAACAAAATCATTTTGCTATTGTTAAAAAGATGGCGATCTATAAATGGTTTAAAGAAGTTGTTGATATTATTCCAGAATTTGCCGCTGAAGAAAAAGACAGCGTTCAATTAGCTGAGGGTGCTGTGGAGCTTTTTCTAAATCCTAATATTAAGGTATTGCATTCAAAACCAGACCCTTGGAACACTTTCATCGATTGGTTTAAAGCCACTATTGCTGCTGATAAAGCACAATATGATTATGTTATCGGTGGTCCAAAAGGCAAGGCTGGCGTTAATAGAAAAGACTATAAATTTACTCAAGATGACTTCTGCTTTACGGGGTTAAGAGCAGCTCAAAAGGATGAAAGTAGTATTGCTTTCTTATTGCTTTGGAACTTCTGGACCAGCAAAGAGTATACTAAAAAGTTTCCTCAAGGAGTAAAAGGTCTTGGCAGAACAGCAGTTGATCTTGTTCGCCAAACAGTTCATCCTAGCTATATGAATGCTGAATTCAACACTTCTAAAAACAGAGAGGACGAATAATATGTCACAATTTGGACCAGGCCGTCCCGGCAAAGGGAAATCACTCCGAGATATGTTAAAAGAAATTAACGAAACGGATGAAGAAATGATGTCTAACCCGCTTTGGAAACAAGGTTTTGAAGATGGCTATCAAGCAGCTATGGAACATAACCGACAGTTGACTGCGGCGTTGGCAGCTACCTATCGCATAGATAGATTTGGAGAATAACAATGACAAAAGCAATAAAAGAGAAAAAACCAGAATCATCTAAAATACGAGAAATATTGAACAGCATGGATGAACGCAATCAGTATATCGATACTCCTGCATACAAGTACGGATACGAGTCGGGTGAAAGCCAAGGCGACTATCTTGCTACAGAGTATCACAAGGAAATGGTGTATCGATTGGTTAAACAAATGACGATGGAGATCAAGAAATAACTAGGTCCGGGGTAGGACTTACCTTGTAAACCAAACAACCAAAAAAGACTACTTCGGTAGTCTTTTTTTATGATTCAATAAATTTTTCAGCAAATGTCTAAAAATTTTTAAGAAATGATAAATATTTTTTGAAAATGCTAAAATTTTCACGAGGGCTAACAGAGAGTCGACCCTTCAATAAACTAAAGGAAAAAACATGAAAAAACTATTAGCAATTCTAGTACTGTCTGGAATAACCAGCACAGCAATGGCGCAGACATCCGTGACAATCGGCTATCAACAGCGTAGTACTGACAACGGCAGCTCGCCAGACCAACAACAAACTCAATTGCAAGTTAGACAAGGACTCGGAAACGGGTTTGCAATTGATTTTGGTGTTAGTGCTGCGCAAAATGACTACAGCACATCGTCTTCTAAATCATTTAGAGGCACAACTAGAGTCGAAGCAGGAGTTTCTTATACACAGCCAATTTATGGTCCAGTTGACGGGTATGCTCGTTTAGGTATAGGACAAAAAGCTCCAAGTGGTACAGAAGGTTTTTGGTATCACAGCCAAGAAGTTGGTGTTATTGGTAAATTGCCCTACGGATTTAAGGCCAGAATGGGTTATCGTTGGAGACAGGAAATGTTCACAGAAACATCAAGTCAACTTGACACCAACGAAACATTCCGTTTGGGATTGTCCTATGACATTGACAAGAAAAATACTATCGGTATAAACCGCGACAAGATCAGTCAAGATGCTGCCAACGGTGGCGATCAAACTGCTCACTTTGTCACATATACTCGTAGGTTTTAATTTACAGTAGCTAGGAAAACAAAACCCACTTTGCGTGGGTTTTTTGTTGATCTACGATAATTATATTATACTTTTAAAGGAAATATTATGCCATCTAGGATTTTAATAATGGGATTGCCTGGAAGCGGTAAGACCACTTTGGCTACAGCATTGAAATCGTATATTGAACAAAACGGAGATCTTCAAAAAATAAACCCTGGTCGAATTCTAGGTTATGAAGGCATCCCTGGTCCTGAGTTTTTTAAGGTAGGAGTAGATTGGTTTAATGCCGATGATGTTCGTAGAAAATTCAACGACTGGGATTTTTCAAAAGAAGGAAGAATTCGTCAGAGTATGCGTATGCTACAGTTTTCTCTAGAATGTTCGGGTGAGTATGTCATTTGCGACTTTGTGGCTCCACTAGTCGAGATGAGAAATAATTTTAAAGCAGACTGGACCATTTGGGTAGACACTATCCGTGAAGGCCGTTATGCAGATACCAATGCGGCCTTTGTTGAACCGGAACAATATGATTTCCGTGTCACTGAACAGAATGCAGAAAAATGGGCAGAGTTCATCGGTGAACACATTATTAACAATCGCCGTCGTCCTACATTTGATTGGAAGAAAGAAACAGTACAAATGTTAGGTCGTTGGCAACCATGGCATGACGGGCATCGTGCATTATTTGACCGTTTGATTGCACGTACAGGACAAGTGGTTATTCAAATACGTGATGTGCAAGGATGGCAAGGGTCGAATCCTTTCGAAGTAGAAAAAGTCAAAGCATTTATCAAGCGTGACCTAGATCCAATCTATCAAGGGCAATACGAAATACAGGTAGTTCCTAATATTGTACACATTGGCTGGGGACGTGGTGTAGGATATACCAGTGGTGAGGAAACATTTGATGAATCGATCACAGACATCAGTGCCACAAAGATTCGCAAGGAACTGGGTCTAAAATGATCGACAGTAATTGGCGCAGTCTAGCGAAAACTCTTACCTGGCGCATTACTGGCAGCGCCAGCACATTTACTATTGCTTATTTGATAACTGGCAGTTTTGGTGTCAGTTCGATTATTGCAGTGATACAAATGTGCGTTAACACTGTCCTTTATTGGTTGCACGAAAGAGTTTGGTCTCGTATCAATTGGGGAAGCCTACCAAAATCTTAATTGATTTTTTCAATAGGCGTCATAGAAATAATTATTGAAAAATCTATTAAAATCGCTTGTCCTATAGGTTAAATAAACGTACAATATAATATCAGTATAAACACTGAGTTTTAGTTTTTATCACACACAAGGAGAAGATATGAAAACAGTTGGCGATAAGTTAGAAAAATTTGTAGTCACCGGCGTCAAGCCAGGACAACCAGAAGATGCATTCTTTGATATCACAGATGAGTCATTTCCAGGCAAATGGAAAGTGATCGTTTACTATCCAAAAGACTTTACATTTGTATGCCCTACAGAAATTGTGGCCTACGACAAGTTGACACAAGACTTTGCGGATCGTGATGCTGTATTGCTCACAGGTTCAACAGATAACGAGTTCTGTAAAGTGGCATGGCAAAAAAGCCACAGTGACTTGATCAAGATCACACACAATCAGTTTGCTGATACACAGCGTTATGATCCAAAAACATGTGATGACTTGAGCCTGATCGAACAGTTAGGTGTATTCTATGCTCCGGCAGGTGCAGCACTTCGTGCAACATTCATCGTTGATCCAGACAATGTTATCCAACATGTCACAGTGAACAACTTGAACGTTGGTCGTAGCCCAGAAGAAACACTTCGTGTATTAGATGCGCTACAAACTGGCGAACTATGTGCTTGTAATCGCACAGTTGGCGGCGAGACACTATAATGGCATTCATCGACGCTATCAAAGAAGCGTTGCCAGACTACGCCAAGGACACCAAGTTAAACCTTGATGCTGTTCTTGTGCGTAGCACATTAGAT